TGGTTCTTTAAATGATGATTTGAGAATAAGACATTTGTCAGGGATTGTATGGAAAAATGCTTTAATTATAGATACTAATGGGAATATATCTGCTCCTGGACACACCTCAATAACAGCAGACCAAGACCTAGCGACAAAGAAATACGTTGATGATAATGACAGCGATACAACATACAGCGCAGGAACTAATTTAAGTTTAGATGGAACTACATTTAATGTTGATGATGCTTTTATTAAAAACGATGCAGATGATACAAGCACAGGAAAAATAACAGCTGCTAACTTCGCAGTAACTAGCGATAATAATACAAACGATAGTGAGTATGTGCCTATGGTATTACACGGCACAGATGCAACACCCCCAACAGCAAGTAATTTTCCTAGAGGAACAATCTATATACAATATACAGCATAAAAATAAATTTAATATACAAGATATAGTATGATATACAAAGGACAAGGAGAACTTCCCCATAATTTAAAAGATAATTGGTACACTCAAGATATGGAAAAAATACAAGATAAATCTAAAATTATAGAAAGAGAATTTAATAGAATTTGGAGTTTATTAAGAAATGGTATGGCTTTAGTTTATGACGGAGTTTATAAAGAAGAAGAAATAAATTTTAAAAAAATGAGAAAAGAATTGAGAGAACTACATAAACAACTAAATAAAAAAGTAACAGAATTAAAATGACAGAATGGAGCGGAACAATAGATGAAAGTGAAGACGACGCGGCAGACCGTGGAAAACTATTCGGAATCTTTAATAATGATAATAGTTTTTATCTCGTAGCAACATTAAACGCAAGTGCAAGAACTAAGGCAGGGTGGAGATTTCAAAATGTAGAAGTACCACAGGGAGCGACAATAAATTCTGCATATTTTAAACCATATTTCCAAACAGCTGAAGGAGACCCAATAATAACCGTGGATATAACCACGAGGATATATGGAGTTGATGAAGATGATGTAGATGTCTGGGAAGATGGAACTAATAATCCAAAAGATGCAACACTAACAACAGAGTATGTAGATTGGAACACCAAAGATAAAGTTGGACTTTATCAACAAGCTGAAATAGATGTAACTGATATAGTACAAGAAATAATAGACAGGAGTGGTTGGACGAGTGGTAACGCATTGGCTTTCTATACAGAACATTGCACGGGGGCAATAGGTACACGTGATTTAAGATTTATTTGTTATGATGGAGCATGGGATATGTTTTATCCGGGTTTAGTTATAGATTATACCGCTGATGAGGGTACAAACTTACAGCTTAACATTAGTGATAGTTGGAAAGATGTAGAGGCTATGAAAATAAATATTGGTGATAATTGGAAGAATGTATCGTCGGCAAAAATCAATATTGGTGATGTTTGGAAGAATGTTTTTTAATTTTTTAGTTAATAGAAAGATTTAAATACTTGTAATTCTACAATATTACATAATTACAATGGGAAAAATATATACTAATGTTGGACTTGATCCAAGGCTTCATAAAGAAGTTATGTTATTAAAGATTAAGACTGATGCAAAGAGTGCAAGAGAAGTTATACAAAAAGCAATCAAGATTTTAAAAGATTATTTAAAAGAGAAAAAGAAGAATGAAAGAACTTAAAATCAAACATAAATGCAAAAAGTGTGTAGAGGACAGCAAGAAAGTTGCAGAGTGGAGCAAGAAGTATGCAGAGAAGAGCAGGTTGTGTGCAGATTGGAGCAAGGAGTGTGCAGAGAGGAGCAAGGGGTATGCAGAGTGGAGCAAGTTGTATGCAGAGCGAAGCAAGTTTTTTGCAGAGTGGAGCAAGGAGTTTGCAGATAAATGTCAGTGTGAGAAGAAGAAATGATAAAATATAAGGAAGATGGATTATTGAGTATTGAGGATATGAATGAGCAAGAAAAAAAGATATTTGTAATATTTTTAAAACATGAGAAAAATAGGCACTTAGAAGATATAGCTTTTATAAATAAATCAATAAAGGAGATAGAATTAAATCATAGTCTTTAAGACATCAAGCAATTAAATCGTAATGGAGGTATGAAAATTAAAAAATGAAGAAATGTATAGAAATTCTAGATTTTGAAGATAAAACTACAAACGCAGGAAAGCCTTATGTTAGGTTTAAAACTTCTGAAGGCTGGATGAGTTGTTTTGATGGAAAATCCAACGAAGAACTTAAGAAGTTAAAGGGAAATTCAGCAAATTGTGAAGTAATTGAGAGTGGGGAATTTAAGAATATTAAGAAATTTCACGGTCCGGCTAGTGAAACACCAGATACAACACCCGAGAAAGTTCCACAGGAAACAAAGGGGTCAAGGTTCCACAGTAATGGAAAGAAAGAAATGTATATTTCCTACGCTAAAGATGTATTTTGCGCTGTGTGTTCAAGAATCTCGCAGAGTGAGTTCGACGGGATGAGTGAAGAAGAAAGATTAGAATTAGCTGAGTTAGCAATTAAAGTAATTAAGAAAATTGAAAAAGCGTTTTAAAAATAAACTTCGCTGTCGCAAACACATTTAAGTTTTTGGTTTTAATATTTGTAGTGGCTAAAAACATAAAAGCTTATTGCTCCAAGTTCGCTCGTTTATTTTGAGTTAAGCTCCACTGGAAATCAAGGAGTTTAACTCCTTTTATTAATTAAATTAGTTAATAGGAGAAATGAAAATGGGAAATCAAAAACCTGACTTTAGAAACATTGAAGGCGTAGCTGTGTGGAAAGCAGTGGATAAGAATGATAATGAGTATTTAAGTATTAAACTGCCTTTATTTGATAAAATTATAAAAGTTTTCGCCAATAAAGAATAAATTTTTTTGCTAGGACTTCCGTTAGGACTTCCCAACGGTGAAGTCCATCCAGCGGTAGGTTTAAATATTTTAGGCACTACTTAATTGCGAAGCAATTAATTATACACTACAAACATATTCAATTCTCCCACTCAGCCATTCCCGTTGGGAAGGGAGTGGGCTATGCAAAGCCGTAAATAGTTATTCGTGTTCCACTCATAACCGCCCGAGGTACCGCTCGGGCTGTATTTAGGGCTTTGGGTCTGCACTCACCCTGTTCGCTTGACCTTGTTCCACCCCAGCCAATCGCTACGCTCAGGGGGGTGGAATTACCACCCGCTACGCTGCCCACCCACCACCCTTTATTTAATATATTAGTAATTAGTAGTTCTAGCGATTATTGAGTTGTTTATTGTTTTTATGTTATAGAACTCACAGAAAAATTTTAAAAAAAATTATAGAAACATTTAAATAATTAATTGCTTTTAAAAAAATTAACAAAGATACACTAACGGGAAAGTTAGTTTAGAAAATATTTGGGTTAGGTTAATTTTAATCTTTCCCAAGTGTTTTCTTTGTTCAAGTCACACGAAGTGTGAGTGTGTGTGTCTGTATTTCTGATTAACGTAGTGGGCGATATGTTTATTCTGTTTCTTTTTTTCTTTTCTTTTTGATTACTTTTTCTTTTCTTTTTTTCTTTAAATGACACACACACACACCGATAAGTATTTAAAGTTTAAATTTCTTATTTTGAGATGGGAACTAAAAACTCAATGCAACAGAAATTTCTTATAACAAGTGCAATTTTACAACAAATCACAGATACAAAAAGAAATATAGATTTTGATGGGTGTATCTCTTTAATAATGAGAGAATGTCTATGTGAAAGAAGAAAAGCAAGAGAGTTGTTTTTTGCTTTAATTCCAAAATTCCCTTATAAAGAAACTTCCAAAAAAAGATGGGAATATATTGAAACAAATCCTACAATAGCCCAAATTAAGGCAGAAAAGGAAGCTGAAGAGGTTTTAAATGCCTAATGCTAATTATATCAAAGGAAGAAAGAAAGAATACAAATTAAAGAAAGAATTTGAAGAAAAAGGTTATATTGTGCTAAGAACTGCAGGAAGTCACGGTTTTGCTGATTTAATATGTATTAAAAAGCCAAAAGAAAAAGAAATAAAAGAAATAAGATTTATTCAATGCAAACCAAACAATTTCCCTAAAAGTCAAGAAAGAAAGCTTTTAAAAGAATATGACTGGTTAGATGGCTATGTCTTTTCAACGAGATTTGAAGTTTTATAATGGAATACACAGATGAAGAAATAAAAGATATGATTAAATGCGTTCCAAATGGAATTATAATCACAAAAGATGATTTAAAAGAAATTTTCAAACAAGATGAATTATAATATTAATACTCCTTGGAAAACTTTAGATGACTGGCAAAAAGACTATATTTTTAATACTCACCCAAACGAAAATGTTTTTTTATTATGTGGAAGGCAGGTAGGAAAAACAACGGCAATGTCAATAAGAGCTGTGGAGTTATGTATTAATCATTATAAAAAAGGGGAATTTGTTTTAATTAATTCTATAACTGAAAAACAAGCATACCACATGTTAGCAAAAGCACTAGCTTACGCACAAGCTAAGTATTCTAAATTTATAATGAAAGGAAAAGATAGACCGACAATGCACAGAATACTTTTTAAAAACGGAACAGGAATTTTATGTTATGCGGCAGGGGAAACAGGAGAAGGTTTAAGGGGATTTACAATAAAAAAGTTAATGCCCGATGAAGGGGCAAGAATGAGCGAAGAATATTTTATCGCTACTCTACCAATGTTAAGCGTAATTGATGGAAGTATAGATATAGCTTCAACACCGGCAGGTAAATTGCATAAAGACGGACAAGAAAAATATTTTTATAAATGCTCAAAAGATAAAAAATTCAAAAAATTTTATGTTAGTGCGGAAGATTGCCCAAGACACAGCAAAGAGTTTTTAGAGGAACAAAAAGAAAGAATGACTAAACTAGCTTACGCACAGGAATTTCTAGCGGTTTTTACAGATGAATTAAAAAGATTATTTGAAGATGATTTAATAAAAAAAATATGCATTTTAAAAAGAGAAGAAAAACCTAATTATATAGGTAAATTTTATTTAGGTGTTGATGTTGCAGGATTAGGAAAAGACGAATGCACTTTTGAAGTTTTAGAAAAAGCAAATAAAGAAATTCTACAAAAAGAAAACATTATAGAAAAAAGAAATTATACAACTGACACAACAAAAAGAATTTTAATTTTAAATGAATCTTATAATTTTAAAAAAATAGGCATAGATGACGCAGGTGTAGGTTTTGGAGTTTTTAGTGAATTATTAAACAACAATAAAACACGAAGAAAAACCATCGCTTTAAATAACGCATCAAGACCAACAGACAAAGAAGGAAAAAAATCTAAAAAATTATTAAAAGAAGAAATGTATTTTAATCTACTCTCATTAATGGAAAATGAAAAAATAAAACTCCTAAACGACGATGAAATAAAAAACTCACTTTCATCAATTCAACACGACGAAGGAAAGATTTTTGGGGCATATTCACACATAACAGAGGGAATAATAAGGGCAGCGTGGGTAGTTACAAAAAACAAAACTTTAAATATTTACATTTATTAAATAAAATATGGAATTTATAATAGGTTTTATAACCGGACTCAGTGTTTATAACACAATAATTATTTTTTGGTTATTAACAGAAATAAAAAAGTAAAATGGCGCACGAAGGAGTTTTCGCAACATCAGCAGAATGTATATTTAAAATGGGAAATGGGTACGACTCAACAAATGTAGATGAAGATAGAATAAACGAATTATGCAAACAAATAGAGGGTTTTTGTTGTTCTCTAGCGAGATATGATTTTGTTACAAATTGGGCAAGTTTAGACGACTATGCAAAATATCTTTTATCAGAAATAGAATCTAATTATGTAGGATTTTTCGGAGCAGGATATAAAGCAGATGGATATGGAAGTCAAAGAGAACAAGAAAACATAATAAATATTAATTGGGCGAGGTTTGTTCAATGTATAGGATTATTGAAAGACCAAAACACAGTAACTTTTATAAAATCATAAAATGGCGGACCAACTATTAACAGGAACAACATTAGTAGAAAATACTTCACGCTCAGATGGAGATGTACCCGTAGGTGGAATTATCCCGTGGTTAAAATCTTTTACAGGAACACCAAATTTACCTCAAGGATGGATGGAATGCGACGGTTCAACGGTTAATGACCCCTTATCTTCATTAAACGGACAAACACTCCCAGATTTAAATGGAGATAATAGATTTTTAAGAGGAAATTCTACAAGTGGAGGAACAGGAGGAAGTTTAACAAACACAGCAGTTTTACACTCTCCATCAAATTTTCAGATGGGTGGTGGAGCAAGTGATGTAGTAGCAAATGGTAGTGATAATGGTACTTTAACATCAGGCATTTTAGCTGGAAGTGGAACAACATGGTACAGGAGAACATCAACAACAAATAGTTTTTCAATAGTCCCACCATATTATAATGTAGTTTGGATAATAAGAATAAAATGACACACGATTTTAAAAAATTTCCTGAGCTAACAAATTCACAAATGAATTTTTATTATTTTGATAGCCCACACCAACAAATAACGGAAAGTTTTTGGGGGCATTGTGATAGAGTTATAGACGGCGACACAATAAGAGTAAGCTGTGATTTTAGAGATTTTAATTTTCCTGTAAGAATTAGTAATATTTTAGCCGCAGAATTAAACGAAGAATTTGGATTTAAAAGTAAATCGTGGTTAGAAAGACAAATTTTAAATCAAGATATAGAAGTAGTTATTAATATGAAAAATCGTGTGGATAAATGGGGGCGGTTATTAGCAGAAATAAAACATTTAGGTTTTGATATTGGAGAATTATCTAAACAAGAGGGAATGAGCGTAGGTTTAGAAGAACAAGAAAACAAAGATAGAATGGGGGAAGTTATTGAACTTTTAACTTTAACAAATTTATAATGGGAATGGCGAAAATATCAAGTGGAGAAGCGAGTAATTTAAGCGACGCAATAACAACTTATTCAGTAGATACAATAAGCACAGACTCAACAACTCAGCAAAAAGAAACTTATTGGGTAATGAAGAATTGGACGCAGAATTTAGGTTATTATAAAACAATCCCTGAGTTAAGAGCAGTTATAGACGCCAAAGCAACGTGGTGCATAGGAAAAGGTTTTATTGCAGACGAAGAAACAACTTTATTATTAGATACAATAAAGGGATGGGGAAAAGATACTTTTAACACAATTTTAGAAAATATTTTAAGAGTATGTTTTATAGGGGGAGATTCTTTCGCTGAAATAATAAGAGATGATGAAGAAATCTTAACCAACATAAAACCATTAGACCCAAGCAAAATAAGAGTAGTTACAAATCCACAAGGAAGAATAATAAGATACGAACAAATTGATAAATTCGGAAAGGCAGATAAAAAATTTAATGTTGATGAAATTTTACATTTAAGTAGAAATAGAACAGCTGACGAAATACATGGGATTTCAATGATAGACAGCTTAGAATGGATAATTTTAGCAAAGAATGAAGTACAATCTATTTTTAAACAGGTAATGCAAAGGCACATTAAACCCGTAATGATGTTTCATTTAGACACTGACGATGTAACAGAAATTCAAAACTTTAAAGCGAAAATGGACAAAGCTTATGCTGATGGAGAAAATTTTTATATTCCTAAAGATGTAGTTGTTCCAGAAGTTTTAGCTGTTGCCCCAAACGCGACATTAAACCCTATGTCGTGGTTAGAATATCTTAATAACCAATTTTATCAAACTGCGGGAATACCTCAAATAATACTAGGGGGCAGTAGTGAATTTACAGAAGCAAGCGCAAAAATAGCTTATTTAGCATTTCAACAAAATATAGAAGAAGAACAATTATTTATAGAAGAAGCAATTTTATCACAGTTAAATTTAGTTATTAACTTAGAATTTCCAGCGTCATTAGAAAATGAATTAATAAGCGACAAAGCAAAAGACGGAGCTGTAAATATTGACGAAAGTGAAATGACCGCAGGAGAAGAACAATGAGTGGAGAAAATCATAAACCTGTAATTGAAACTTTAATAAATACTGCCGCCTTAGCAATTACAGCATACGGAACTCAACAAATAATAATACAAAATTATTATGGTTTTGTTTGTGTTTTGTTCGGAGCAGGATTAGAGTTTTTTAAATATTGGGGAAGAAAAGAAAAACTATGGTAACAATATCAAGAAGAAAAGCAAAAAGATTGGGAATTTCAGAAGATAAAAGAACGAATTTAACAAGAAATGAATTAAAAAAAATAGAAATGTCCTCAGGGCAGTATGAAGAAAGAAACGGAAAAACATTTTTAAGAAAAGAAGCAAGAGCAAAATATAAACCGGAAACAATAAGAGAAGAAACAGAAATAAAAAAACCGACACAAACACCAATAAAAAGAGAAACAATACATTTAGAAGGGGTTAAAGAAAAAGAAAAAACAGGTATAGCAGAATTTAGAGAAAGAGATACACTCGCAGGAAAAATAGTTAAAACTGCTACTTCATTAAAAACAACTGGTGTTTTAGGAACAGTTTTAGCAGGATTACTAACCGTTGGGGGAAGCACAGCAATTCAGGGAGGTACAGCAGTTATAACAAGAACAGCGACGATAGGAGGCAGAACTTTAACAACACAAAGAGCTTTTGTGGGTGCAACAAACACAGCGTCTAAAGTTAATAAAATATTTCACAAAGTAAGACCAATAGCAACAAGATATTCAACAAACACAAAATCATTGAGTTTAACTAAATCTTTATTTTCTAAAACAGGTTTGAGTTTAAGTGCTGTAAGTTTAGCAGTGGGAGCAATAGGAAGCTACCCATTTGCAGGATTCATAAAAGAAGAAGCAATCCAAACCCTTAGTGTCCCAATACAAACAGCAATCTACAATGAAGATTTAGAGGGAGCCAAAAAACAAGTAGCCGCTATTGATGAATTAATAAATAACCAAGGAGGTATAATGTCTAAAATTCCTTATGCAAATGTTTTAAAAGAATTAAAAGATTTTTTTGAAGCAGCGGAAATATCTAACAATCAATGGAAAAATATAATTAATATTACAGAAACAGAGGGAACAATAAAGGAAAGACAAAGAGCCGAAGATGAAAAATATTATAAAAATATTGAAGAAGAAAAAGAAAAAAAAGAAATAGAAGAAATGCAGTGGAAAGCTGAATATTATAATTTAATCCGTGAGGGTAAATACGAAGAAGCGGAAGAATTATTAAAATCTCGCTCATAATGGAAAATGAAGAAAAAAAAGAAGAAAAACCAAAAAACTCCCTTTTGGACGAAACTAAGGAAGCTATTGAAGAACTTAAGAAAGAAAGAGAAGAAATCTCAAAGATAAGAGATGAACTTATACAACTAAGAGCAGACCAACTTTTATCTGGAAGAAGCGAAGCAGGAAGCATACCACAAGAAAAAACAGAAGAAGAAATTAAAAAGGAAGGTGCTAAAGAATTTTGGAAAGGTTCGGAAATTGAAAAAGCTTTAGAAAGACATGGATAAAAAAGAATGGGAACTAAGTTTGGGCGGTTTGAAAAATCTTCTTAAACAGCGAGAGAAAGACATAGAAGAATTGAAAGTGACTATAAAAGCTTATGAGAAAAAAATAAAGTCGCTTCGTTAATTCTCTCACGCGAAAAAGCACTGAAACGCACGGATAATTAAGCCGCTCAATATAGTTAATAAGGTAAAATCACGCTGGGTTATTAGTTATTCGGTATAGCGAAAAGTTTAAATAGTTTATTATTATTAGTTTTTTATGGCTAATGAAGCAAAGTGCATTGAAACACCAACTAAATTCGCAAGATACACCGTAGCAGATGGAGACGCAGTGCCTATTGGTTCGTTAATGTATTTGTCAGGAGATTATACGGTATCGATTACTTCTTCAACGGACCAACCTTTCGCAGGAATAGCTTGGGAAGAAAAAACCGCAAGTGATGGAATTACAGAAATCACATGTGCTTTAGATGGTGTATGGGATATTCTCACAGACGCTGGTACTGATAATGTTGGAGTATTGGTTTCCGTTCAGACAACTAATACCGTAGGAACAGCAGACGCGGCGGATTTACTAAACGGGGCTATTGTTGGTTATTTGGAAGAAGGTGCAGGAAATGCGGAAGTTTGCAGAGTAAGATTAACAAAATTTTAAAATGGAAGAAGAATTAAAAAAAGCTGAGGAAATGGAAGAAAAAGCTGAAGAATATTTAAACGAAGAAGGAGATAAAGAATAATGGCGGATACATGGAGAGAAGCAGATTTAAGAAAAGAATATATTGATAGTGCGGTTAAAGCTGTAAATTTAGATATGGCGAAGTTGAAAACACTTTGCACAATAGATAGTTCTGACGCATGGACTGAATCATATTATAGAGAAACTAACACAGACGCAACAGATGGATTAACAGGAAGTGCAATTAAGGGTATTCCACAAATGGCTCCTTTCCCTTTTGTTGAAGTAACTGAAACAAAGGTTAGCTCAGTAGTTCTTAAATATGGTGATGAGAGTATAATTAGTTTAGAATCAAAATCATACGCAACGGTGCCTATGTTACAAAGACATATTCTAAGAATGGGCAGGAGAGTTCAATATCAAATAGATGTATCTATTGAAGCAGCGATGCATGGGAATGCAGGAAACGATTATGCAATAACAGCTGGAAATGAGTGGGATAGTGCAACAGTTGCAAACAGAGACCCTGTTTATGATATTCTTTCCGGAATTAATCTGTTAAGGGCTGATGGAATAGATGCTTTAAACGGTAATGGCTATTTGGTTGTTAATGGAACAGACTACACAAATATAATTTCAAATTCTAAAATATTAAATCACCCAACTTATGAAAGTGTTTCTGCAGTTAAAAACGGACAAGTAGGGAGGCTATGTGGTTTAACTATTTTAATAAGTGAAGCTGTAAGAGCAGACCAAGCTTATATAGTTGTTAAAGGAGAAGCATTAGTATGGAAGCAAGCACAAGCGATGCAAGTGGTTACTATTGATGACCCCGGAAAATCAACAACTATAAGATGTTGGGAAAGAGGAGTTATACAGGTTCATTCTCCCAATGCTATTTGTAAAATTACTAATACGAGGGAATAAATATGGCTAATGCGGATGTAAATGCAGAAGTTTTAGCAGTTAAAGAATTTGCAAATACTGAATCTGGAACATTAACAAATAGCGAAGCAGGAAATGTTTTGTGTGATGCAAGAATTAAAGTTTATTTCAATGGAACAGCTTATTATATTCCGTTATATGATACAGCTCCTTAATTATAATAAGATTTTTATAGTTTAATTCTCTAAATTTATTATGGCTAAAAGAAATCCTTTTTTATTACCAAAAGGAAAACCTCAATCTACAAAGCTACATAAAAGCGCGGGTATCTTAGACGACCACGCTGTAAGAAAAAATTTAGCAACAAAAGAGGGAACAATAGAGCAAACACCGACAGAAGATAATCATTTAGTTAATAAAAAATATGTTGATGATAATGACCTCTGGATAGAAGGTGCTGGTGGAGATATATATTACTTAGATGGAAGGGTGGGAATAGGAATAGAGCCAATAGCACCCTTCCACGTTAAAACAGATAGTTCAAGTGGAATGGTATTTGAAACTACGCAAGTTAATGGAGATGCTTTAATCACATTAAAGAACGATGTTCAATATTGGTTAATAGGAAACTATGGTTCTTTAAATGATGATTTGAGAATAAGACATTTGTCAGGGATTGTATGGAAAAATGCTTTAATTATAGATACTAATGGGAATATATCTGCTCCACAGCAGACCAAGACTTAGCGACGAAGAAATATGTTGATGATAATGACAGCGATACAACAGACCACACAGAATTGAGCAATATTGGAACCAACACCCATGCGCAAATAGATTCGCATATCTCAGCAACTAATAATCCCCACTCAACATCTTTTTCAAACCTTAGTGGGAATGCTTCTGATGTAATTAGTGCAGGAACAAATATCTCATGGAGTGGGGATACTCTTAATGTTGATGATGCTTTTCTAAAGAACGATGCAGATGATACAACTTCTTATAAAATAACAGCAGGTAACTTCGCAGTAACTAGCGATAATAATACAAACGATACAGCTTATGTGCCTATGGTCCTACACGGCACAGATGCAACACCCCCAACAGCAAGTAATTTTCCTAGAGGAACAATCTATATACAATATACAGCATAAAAATAAATTTAATGGACAAGATATAGTATGA